CACCGCGCATCTGCACCACCGTGCAGGAGGCCGGCCAGCTTGCGGGCAACGGCTCGCAGCTTTATGAAATCTTCCGCAAGGTGCGCCGCACCGCGCCCGCCGCCACCATCTACATGGTCTCCATTCCCGCCACCGGCACGGTCGCCGCATGGACGGCCACCATCGGCGCGCTGGCAAGTGCCGGCGGCCTGGCCACCATCGAGATCGCCGGTCGCCGGGTCTCGATCACCGTCGCCCCCTCCGAGGCCGCGGCGACCACGGCCACCAACCTCGCCGCCGCCATCAACGCCTTCGTCAATCCGGTCACGCTCGAGTATCTGCCGGTCACGGCCGCCGCCGCCAGCAATGTGGTGACGCTGACGGCCCGCCATGCCGGCATCACCATGAACGAGATCGAGATTGCCGTTGACGGCTCGATCCCCGGCAACCTCTTCACCGCCACCACCCCCACCATCGCGCAGACCGCCACGGCCACCGGCGCCGCCAATATCAACGCGGCGCTGGCCGCCATGGGCGATCTTCCCTTTCATGCGATCATCTCACCCTTCGGCGATGATGCGAGCATCTCGGCCGCGAAATCCGCCCTCTCCGATCTCACCGGCCGCTGGGCATGGAACCAGCAACTCTACGGGCATTATTTCACCGTGCGGACCGACGCAATCGGCAACCTCACGACCCTGGGGCTTTCGCAGAACGACGATCACATCACCGTGCTCGGCCGCTTCGCCTCGCCCACGCCCTCCTGGGAATGGCTGGGCGGCCTCGTTGGTCGCGTCCTGCCCTGGCTGGGCGATTCGACCTCCGGCAACGTCACGCGCAACCAGAGCGACCTTGGCGGCGACGGCATTCGCCCGCCGCGCGACCGCTCGACCTGGCCGAGCTACGCCACCCGCAACGCGCTTCTCGGCTCCGGCATCTCGACCTGGAAGGTCAACGCGAGCGGCGAAGTGGTGATCGACAAGCTCATCACCATGCGCCGCAACAATGATGCCGGCCAGCCCGACACCACCTATCGCGACATCCAGACCATGTTCGTGGCGCTTCACGCGCTGCTCTACATGCGGGCCGGCCTCTCCTTCCGCCACGCCAACAAGTCGATTGCGGACGAGAACCCGGCCAACGTGCCAACCATCTCCACCCCGGCCGACATCAAGGCCGACCTGATCGCACTCTATGGTGATCTTGTTGATCGCGGCCTGATGGAAAACCGCAGCGCCTTCGCCGCGGCCCTGGTCGTCGAGCGCGACGTGACCCAGCGCAGCCGGGTGAATATCGGCCTTGGCAACATGGATGTGGTGAACCCGCTCGAT